ACTAACTTAGCATCGACACCTGACTTACGTATACGTTCAGTGATATGTACAAGCCATTGCTTACATATTATAGCACCTGCACCTTGAAGTAAAGTATTAACTGCCGCATGTTCTGATCTAATGTGTAGTAGTCTACCATCAAGAGCAGGTATAGTGCCATCCTTAGACCATTTAGCTACATTATCTCTTAGCTTTTTAAGTTTAGGCATATTAGATAAGAACTTAGTAATGAGTTGCTGTCCTGCTTTTGCAGAACCACCAACCACCTTACCTATCTTAGCTGGACCTGCGCCATAGAGAAAAGCATAGATGAATGTCTTAGCTTGATCACGATCTGTAAGGCCAGCAGCTTTCATGTTAGCTGTATGTACATCACCATTAAGAACTTCATTGGTGAAGTCAGGATCATCCATGTAATGAGCAAGACAACGTAGCTCCAACCCAGATGCATCAGTTCCAATCAAGGTGTGTGTATCTGGATTAGAGACAGTCCACAACGATCTACATTCTTTACCATAAGGTGAGTAGACTGCTGGAACTTGAGCCATATTCGGAGAGTTATGTGCCATCCTGCCTGTCACGGTGCGAAGGGTCATTACTCTACCTCTAACTCTGTTGTCTTCTTCACAGCCCTTAATCCAAGCTTTCAATAAACCAGTACGTTTCTGTAGTAGAAAGTATCTGCTAAACATTTGTGCTTCGGGCATGTCAATCTTAGATAATATTTCTTCACTAACTATTACATTACCTTTGTCTGTATGGTGAGTAGGTTTCCAACCACGCTCCATAAGACGTTCAGCTATTTGCTTACGAGAACCTATGTTAAACTGATGTATAGTAGGAATCTTTCTAACTTCAGAGTATGTAGTAATAGGTTCAAACATCTCTTGAGCCTGATCTTTAAGTGATT